TCGGCTCAGATCCACCGTAAGACTCTACGTGGTGCTGCTAACTTTGTGGTGTGCTCACCAGAAGTTGCTAACATCCTTGAGTTTACCGCTGGTTTCCGCGCGAATGTTACTGTTGACAGTGATAGAGGCGATGCTGGTTCGGTTAAGGTTGGTAGCCTTTCTAAGAAGTTCGACATTTATGTCGATCCTTACTTCCTGCGTGGTTTGATCCTCGTTGGACGTAGAGGAAGCTCCTTCCTGGAGTCTGGTTATGTTTATGCACCTTATGTGCCACTCCAGACTACCCCCACGATCTTTGGTGTTGAAGACTTCGTGCCCCGCAAGGGAGTCATGACCCGATATGCCAAGAAGATGGTTCGACCCGACATGTACGGGATCGTTTTTGTCCAGGATATGATGGTAGGTTAATTCTCCATCTGGGTGAATAAATGTGAAAGCCTCGGCTCATAGAGCCGAGGCTTTCTATTTATAATAGTTATACTACTTAAAATGAGGAGTATTATAATATGGCGCTTCCTACACTTAGTCCGGCTTCAACCACAAATAACAATATATTACCGATAACTGGCACTTTAGGAAATATTTCTTCTTCGTTGCCGTTTGGCGTATACGTATTAAATTCTTTTTTCCAATCAGGGTCTGTAGATCAGGTTGCCTATACATATAAAAAATTGGGCGGAGACGTATTAGATATTGAGCTAACAGAGGGAAACGTTTATGCAGCCTACGAAGAAGCTTGTTTGGAATATTCTTATATAGTTAATGTACACCAAGCAAAAAATTCTCTTTCCAGTTTTCTTGGACACACCACTGCTTCGTTTACTCACGATGGCCAAGTCATTTCTGGAGACGACCTGGCTGATTTAAATATTGAGTTAAGATATCCAAAATATGATTATGGACACGTTAGGAGGGTGTCCGACCACGCCATTACAGAGGCCGGCCTGGGGGGCACAAAAAACATATATTCAGGTTCTTTTGATACTGTAACCGATCAGCAAGATTATGATATACAAACAATAATATCAGAATCTGCTGCCACCGAGACTGGTCAAGAATATTATGGGAAAGTTGGCAAGAAGAGAATTATAATTCGAAAAGTATTTTATAAATCACCGAACGCTATGTGGCGCTTTTACGGGTATTATGGCGGGTTCAGCGTTGTTGGCAACTTGCGTACGTATGGACAGTATGCAGATGATTCAACATTTGATATTGTTCCCGTTTGGCAGAATAAACTTCAAGCAATGAACTATGAGGATGCGCTTAACACCAGGGTTTCTCATTGGTCATATGAAATTAAGAACAACAAACTAAGAATTTTCCCTCCACCAAAGGATGCAAGCCCAACAAAGTTTTGGTTCTATTTTACGGTCGATGAAGACCCATGGGATGAAACAGATTCTGGTGTAGATACAGGAGTTTTGGGCATCAACAACATGAACACACTTCCATTTCAAAATATTGATTATAACAGTATTAACTCGATTGGAAAACAATGGATCCGCCGCTTTGCGCTGGCTCTTTCAAAAGAAATGCTGGGACAAATTCGTGGTAAATTTAATACAGTGCCAATTCCAGGGGAATCGGTGACGCTAAACCATGCCGAATTGCTTTCTCAAGCGAAAGCGGAACAAGACGCATTGAGAGAGGAGCTTAAGACAACATTTGATGAACTGACATATGTGAACCTTTCCACGAAGGATTCAGAAATGTCTGACAATGCAGATAAACTATTGGCCGATGTCCCCGGCGGCATCTATGTAGGGTAGTTAGATGGCAAATCCAGACGATAAATGGGCACAACCCGCGGCCCCTCCACCTCCCATGTTTTTTGGGAAGAAAGAGCGCGATCTTGTAAAACAGGTTAATGATGAACTCGCTGAAAGAATTATTGGCCAAACAATAATCTATTATCCTGTTGATGCCGAGGCAACTGATTTTCATCCTCTTTATGGAGAATCCGTAAATAAAAGTTTTCTACCCCCAGTCCGCGTATACGCATATGTAGAAGTAGAAAATGTACAAACCAATGATCGTTATTCGTATGAATATCAGACGAAGCTGACTGTTAATTTTCATAGAAAACGACTCACGGAAGACCAAAATCTTTTTGTTCGAGCCGGAGATTTTGTTCAATATGGTGATAAGTTATATGAAATTGTTAAAACCTTTAATGATACAAGATATTACTTTGGTCAAGTTGACCACAAGTTCCAAATTAGTGCCGAATGTGTCCGGGCCCGCCGCGGCACATTTAGGGGTATAAGTGATGCCGGTTAAAAAAACCCAACGACAATTACAGGATAAAAAATCTCGTCGATATGATTATATTCGTGCACCGCAGGTAAAAGAAAAACTGCATGAGATAGTTTTTATGCCCTCCACACTGGAAACTATAGATTATGCTTTGTATGATTTTGTGAATGAGAAATTAAATCTATTTACCACCTCCAATAAGGGATTTAAAAAGGTGCCCATAATTTGGGCTTCCGCCGAACGAGCATTTCAACTGAAGGCCAACAAAGAAATACGAGATGCAGAAGAATCCTTGATTTTGCCGCTGATTACTATTGAAAGAAAAACAGTGACCAAAGATCCCAATAAGCGGGGTCTTCCATGGGCCAATGTTTTTCCAATTAATGATGAAAAAGGGGGCACAATTACAATCGCCCGAAAGATAAATCAGAAAAAAACGGCTGAATTTCAAAATGCAGTCGCAAATCGGCGCCTGGGTCCGAACGAAGCAAGAGGAGCAAATAATAGCGCTCACGCTAGAAATATGTCTACCGCTAAAGTTGTTTATCAGACGATCACTATTCCACTACCAACTTGGGTAACTGTCAGATATCAGATTAATCTACGCACGGAATATCAACAGCAAATGAACGATCTTATACAGCCGTGGGTGACAATTTCGGGCAATAGTTCGATGGCTCCTCGAATTGAGCGAGACAATCACAAATTTGAAGTCTTTATAGATGCAAGTTATGACAACAACAGCAATACGAGCAATTTGGGGTTTGAACAGAGGAATTATGAAACCACAATCAACGTTGATGTGCTTGGTTATTTAATTGGCGAGGGCGATAATCAAGAAAATCCCAAAATTGTAAAACGTGAAAACGCGGTTGAATTTAAGTTCGCCAGAGAGCAAGTTATTTTTGGAGACATACCTGATAATATCGATGGAAGAGGATTTTATAGAGAATGAGTCTTTCGAGCTATCTAATACTATTTATTAATGAATTAACTTGCATAACATATGCATACGCAGTAAACAGGGAGATATCTAAGAATGGCGGTTAAGAAGTTTAGATTTGTTTCGCCGGGAGTTTTCATTAATGAAATAGACAACTCCCAGATTCCAGCCTCCCCAGCTGGTATTGGCCCAGTCGTTATTGGGCGCGCTAAGTCGGGGCCCGGCCTTCGACCGATCACAGTCGAATCCTTTTCAGAGTTCGTTGAGACGTTTGGTGCCCCTATCCCAGGTGGAGCCGGCGGCGACGTTTGGCGAGATGGCAACAACGTTGGTCCCACTTATGGTGGCTATGGCGCCCAGGCATATTTGCGGAACAGTTCTCCATTAACTTTCGTTCGTCTCATGGGCGCAGAAAGTCCCGATAAAACATCTGCCGGATATGCAGGATGGAAGATTAATCCAGCACAATCCACAAGCGGCTGTGGCGCATACGGACTGTTTATTTGGAATTCTGGATCTCAGGACGGTAACTTGCAAGCTACCGGAAGTTTGCAAGCCTCACACGCCACTAATACCCCCGGCGAATATGCGATTGTTGCGTTTACTGGCAGCGATGGTCATGTTTTTAGATTTCAGTGGTCGCCCAGCGGAAGTGATGACGGGGTGGACACCCAAGGCGTTGCTGGCCAGCACGAAGAAAATGCAATTCTTGTCTCGGGCGGTGTGGCGACGGCCGCCGGCGCGACGGCGCTGGCAGATCATTTTTTCCACGAACTGATGATTTCAATGACTCGATCGATTGGTACCAAATATGTGGGGACCTCCACCGGAGCGCCCACAACCGATTATCCCAAAGTCTTTGGTTCGTGTTCGCTAGGCGGAGACCTCGACGGTACCTCGAACGGCCCCACTACATCCGATGGCGCCGCAACACATCAGTTCGTTGTTAGCAGCGGTAGCGTCTCAGGACCGCGCATTAATGTTACCGCTTCCATTTCCGGCGGCCTCGTCGGGTACGCTAGCAATACCTTAATTCAATCATTAAATTGTTCCAATGTCACATTTACAGGATTATCTGGCGGCATGAGCAACTATGTTTCAACTGGAGCGTTGGCTGCCATTCTTTATGCAAATAGTTCTAGCACCAATCAGTCTAGTTTTGCTTTAAGTGGTACTTTGGCCGGCCGAGATGATTCGGCTGTTGTAACTGGTACATGTGCCATGGTTGAATCATCCGTTGCAAGTTCGGATTATGAATTTAAGATGTATATCAAAAATTATCAAGGAAGCAAGGATTTACTAACATCTGTTAATTTTAATTCTGAATCCCCCCGGTATATTCGAAAGGCACTGAACACCAACCCTCAGCTCTCGAATACAGCAACATCTGATACTGTAACAAAATATTGGGTCGGCGAGACATTTGATCGACATTTGAAAGATACAGTTACAGCCGGCTCTTCAAATAAATATTGGGGTGCTCTTTTGCCCCTTCTCGAAGCCGCCGGAGGCAATGGCGCTAGTTTTGCGATGCCACTACTGTCGGCACAAACTCCGTGGATAATTTCTCAAGATATTACCACTGATTCTGGAAGCTACGATGCCACCGCCATGCAAAAATTGTTTAAACTGCATGCTCTTAATGAGCCCGGCGACTGGACAAATCGTAATTTGAAAATTTCAATTGAAGATATTGCGGCGCCCCCCAATCCTGACGCGGACCCGTGGGGCAGCTTCTCTATAGTGGTGAGAAGTCTAAAAGATTCCGATAATGTTGTTCGGGTGTTGGAACAATTTAATGATTGCAACCTGAATGAGAATTCTTTAAATTATGTAAAGAGAAAAATTGGAGATCGTCGTACTTCGTGGGACAACACTCTTAAGAGATATGTAACATACGGCGAATTTGATAATCAATCGCGATATATTCGTATAGAACTGGCGAACGGCCATGGTGGAAGCACACAATACCTGCCCTTTGGGTTCCTTGGGGTCGTTAAATATGCAGATGTTTCTGTTAACCTAAGTGGCAATTCACCAGATTTAGGATCTTATATTGCCGCTTCTGGTTCGTCATTTGATGCCGCATCCCTAGCAAATACCACGGCACTTCCTGGCCCCTCCGTCGCCGGCGTAGCTACGGGACTGAGCGGCTCCTATTTGCTATTCGGCTCAGGTACGCAGGTTAATCACGGCCTAGGCTTCCGATCGGCAGACTTTACCGGATCGATTAAATTCCCAGCACCCGCACTGCGTAAAAGCGGTTCAGACGGAGGTTTGGGTAATACTACTGATGCTTATTTCGGATTTAATACTGGGCGTACTGCCGGATCTGTTCGATTCGGCGAATCTAACCTCGATCTTTTGATGCCGCGCGGCGGGGTGCTCACAGATCAGTTTACTTCTACTGCGGCTGGTTGTGAATTATCGGTGCCATTTACACTAGACGATCTTATTTTCACCGGGTCGCTTAATGCGGCATGGGTTTCTGGTTCTCGTAGAATTCTTTCGACCGGAGGCCCCGGAGCC